TTCTGAACTTTATTTTCTTTGTGAACGGCGTTGACTATCTGGCGGACGTTCGCAAGGCGCTGGGCAAGTAAGAGATCGACCCCCGGCGGGACCATTCCCGCCGGGGGATTTTGCGCCCGCTTTCTGTATTTCAAATTTATAAAAATATCGGAGGAATTGAACCATGAGCGATCAGATCAAGAACAACCCCGCAAAGGCCGCAGAGAACGCCACAGGAGCGCCGGAAGCCGCCGACCATGAAATGACACAGCCCGCTGCGGAAAGCCCCGTACAGGCCGTCGAGAGCGGCGACGTGGGCGTTTATACGCACACGTTCAAGAAGCCGTTCGAGTATGAGGGCAAGACCTATGAGGAATTGACCTTTGATTTCGGACACCTGAAAGGCCGGGACATGGTGGCAATCGAAAACGAAATGCAGGGCATGAGCGAATACGCCCTTGCGCCGGAGATTTCCACCAGCTTCCAGAGCAAGATGGCGGCGCGGGCCGCGGGAATCGGAAGCGACGTGCTGGAAGCTATGCCCCTGAAAGACTTCAACAAGATCACGGGGGCCGCGCGCCGTTTTTTGCTGGATTCGGGCTATTAAAGCAGAACCCCGCGCAATGGTGGCGGCGTGAAACGTACAAGATGGCGCAAGCGTCTTTCACCGGCGTTCCGTTTTGGCTGAACATGACTGTTTCGGAATTCGCCGCGTGGATTGAGGACGCAAACGCCGTCGAGAAAGAGCGCAAGAACAAGAAAGGGAAATAGCGGCTTGACTTCCGCAGGGTGGCCAGCTAAAATGTGTTAAAGATAAGATTCTTATCTTTAACACACTATCAACCGAACGGAGGACCTACCATGAAAAAGCTATTTTCCCTTATCCTTGCGGCGGGGCTGATTCTGTCCCTTGCCGCGTGCGGCGCGGTGGTGGACTACGACACCCAGAAATCGGAAGAACTGTCCGCCGCATACGACTTCTACCGGGATTCGCAAGCGTCCCTTGCGTCCGGTATGGCGATTACCCCCGAACAGGCCGACGAAGTTTTTATTGTCCTTGTTTCGTGCGGCATGGACGGCAAGGTTTCCAACGTGACCCGAAAGCAGGGAGACGATGGGCATTGCACCGTGAACACCGTTACCAGCTTCACCGCATACGACGTTTATTACACCGACGGCGTTGTTGACCGCGTGGAAAAGGGCGGGAAAGAGTTGTACCCGGAAATGTATAACATTTTGCTTGATTGCAAGGTCAAGACGGCGGACGTAATGAATGGATTCGGAACGGACGTGATCGGGCAGAGGGCCTATATCGACATTCTTAAATCGGAACTCTTGAAAGTTACGGAGGACGATTACAAAGAGTTTGTCGAAACGGTTGTAAAGGACAGCGGTTATAATTATGTTTCGATTATGTGCGAGGACGGAACGGGGATTGTATTTCCGGGTTCTTTATCACTAATAGCGACATATGGAGAATTAGACAAGGACGGTTCTATTTTGGAGAGCAAAGGTGATATTTTGCTTCAAGAAGATGGAACATATTTGTACGAAGAGAAGTAAACAGTAAATATTTTACATGAGGGAGCCACCCGGCGCGGGTGGTTCCCTTTCTTATACCCAAAATCAGGGGGTGAGAATTTGGCTGGTTCGAGAAAAGAGTATGAACTACTCTTCAAACTGCAAGCGGCTTTGGGCGGGAACTTCAACGCGGCGTTCAAAGGGGCGATCAATACCACCCGGCAACTGCAAAACACCATGCAGAAGCTAAATTCTACCACCGGCAAGATCGACGCGTTCCAAAAACAGTCAACCGCCCTTGAATCGAACCGGCAGAAGCTGGAACGGCTGACCGCGGAGCATGACCGTTTACAGCGGGAATTGAGCCAGACAGAACAGCCGTCGGAGAAATTGCGGGCCGCTATGGAGCGGAACGAAAGGCAGATTGCCGACACCACCGCAAAGATCGAAGCGCAGGAAGCCCGCTTGCGGACGCTGGGCGACGAACTTTCCGACGCGGGCGTTGATACGTCCCGGTTGGCGCAGGAAAACGAACGGCTGGCAAAAAGTTATGGACGGCTGAAGAACAGTCAAGAGGAAATAGCACGACTGAACACCGCAATAGAAAAAAACGGAGAAGCTATTTCAAGCGCGAAAAGAAAATTTGCCGGAACTATCGGCACAATTACGGCGCTGGGGGCGGCGATTTACGCCGGGCCGGTTAAAAAATCCATTGAGTTTGAAAACCAGATGGCGAACGTTTCCACCCTGCTTGATGGCGATATTCCGGCTATTTCAGCAAGAGTGGCGGAATTACGGAAAGACATAATCAATCTTTCAAACGCAACGGGAGTTGGGACGGACAATCTAACGGACGGACTTTATCAAGTGATTTCGGCTTTCGGAGATTCGGCAGAGAGCGCAAAACTACTTGAAATAGCGTCTAAGGCCGCAAAAGCTGGAGGGGCAACAACAGCAGATTCCATAAATTTGCTTTCGGCGGTTACAAAAGGCTACGGAGATATATCGGCGGAAGCACAGCAGAAAGCGGCGGATTTAGCATTTCAAACGGTAAAACTCGGTCAAACATCGTTCCCGGAACTTGCTTCATCAATGGGAAAGGTGATTCCGCTTGCTTCAACATTAAGCGTAAAGCAAGAAGATTTGTTCGGGGCAATGTCAACCCTTACAGGTGTAACGGGCGGAACGGCGGAGGTTGCAACACAACTAAAAGCAACTATGCAAGGGTTTTTGTCGCCGTCCACCAACATGACTAAATCGCTGGAAAAACTCGGATATGCAACCGGAAAAGATTTGCTTGAAAGCAAGGGGCTACAAGGCGCGCTTGATTTGTTAAAAGAAAGCGTTGGCGGCAATGAACTGGAATTTGCAAAATTATTCAGCTCAGTTGAAGCACAAACGGCGGTCCTCTCCCTCGCGGGAGAGCAGGCAGACAATTTCAGAAATAAGACAACGCAAATGTATGAAGCTGGTGGAGCGGCACAATCAGCATTTGAAAAGGCCACAAATACGACGGCGGCAAAAATCGAAAGAGCAAAAACCGCATTGTCGAACCTTGGACTTGTGCTGGCAGATACGTTCTTGCCCCATGTAAGCACAGCGGCGGAAAAACTGTCCGCTCTAATCACAAACTTTTCGGCATGGGCGCAGGAAAACCCGAAATTGCTTTCAACGCTTGTGAAAGTGGGCGGTGCGGTTTTGGGATTAAAGGCCGCAGGGCAGGCCGCGAAAATCGGTTTTTTGGAGCTGAACGGCGCAAGGCTTACAATCCAAAAAGGCTTTGAGGGAATACGAACCGTCTTTAACCTTGCAAGGATTGATTCGGCGGGCTTTTCCGGGACGCTGAAAGGCGTTGCGAAAAATGTAATTGGATATTTCGGCGGAATCGGAAACGCGGCGGGCGGTGTGGGCCGCGCCTTTACCAGCCTGTTCAGCGGAACGAAGATCGGAAATCTGTTTTCCGGTATCGGCGGAGCCGCGGGCGGGCTATTCTCTAAAGCCTTTTCCGGTATCGGCGGGCTGGCGACCGGGGCCGCGGGCAAGGTGACAAGCATTTTCGCAAGAGCGGGAAGCAAGATTGCCGCCGGGCCGCTGGGAAAGATCGGCGGCGTTGTCGGAAAGGGATTCAGCAAATTAACGACCATGATTGCGCCGCTTCAAAAGCTGGGCGGGGCGATTTTGGGGCCGTTCGGCGGTATCGCCGGAAAGATTCTGCCCGTTGTCGGCGTGATCGGGCTGATTATCGCCGCAATTCAGATCTTCCGGGACCATCTGGACGACATACGGAACGGAATTGAAAAAGTTTTCGGCCCGGCGGGGGTTGCCGTCTTTGACAAGATTGTGGGCGTGATTACCAACATCGGCGACACGATCAAGGGCATTTTCAGCGACGGGAACCTTGCCAGCGCGCGGGAATTCATCAACGGTATTTTCGGCGAACAAGGCGTTGCCGTGTTTGACACGTTCGTTTCCATCATGCAGACGGTGGGCGGCGTGATCGGGCAGTTTATTTCGTTCATTGACACCAGCGTAAAGCCGGTCATTGAAGAACTGTTCGCGTTTATCGTTACGACCGTTCTTCCGCAAATCGCACAAACCTTTGTTGAATGGGGACCGACGATCACGGGGGTCATACAAAGTATTTGGGAAATCTTTCAGACGGTGGCAACCGCCGTCATGGGGATTATTCAAGCCCTTATGCCTACCATTCAAGCCCTGATCGGAACGGGCCTTGAAACTATCCGAACCGTTGTCGGCGGCGTGCTGACAGCGATTCAGGGGCTTTTGAACGTGTTTGCCGGGGTTTTCACCGGCGATTGGTCCCGCGTTTGGGAGGGAGTAAAAGGCATTTTCTCCGGCGTATGGGAAGCGATCAAGGGCATTGCAAAGGGCGCAATGAACGGAATTATTGACATTATAAACGGGCTGATCGGAGGGCTGAACAAGCTAAAAATTCCCGATTGGGTCCCCGGCCTTGGCGGAAAAGGTATCAACATTCCGTTGATTCCGAAATTCGCAAAAGGCACGCCCCGGACACCTGATACGTTCATTGCAGGCGAAAAGGGCGCGGAACTTATCACCAACGCCCGGAACCGAACCGTTTTCAAGGCGGCGGAAACCGGGAACATTTTCACGAACCTTGCAGGAATGGCAAAGACCTTGACGGGGAACGGGGCTTTCCAGCAGTACCGGCTGGCCTATGCGGGAGCGGAAGCCCCGAACGTGAACCCGCCGACGCTTTCGACGGCTGGGCGGGAAAGGTCAATCGTCGTTCACAGCGCGCCGGTTTTCCACGTAGGGAACGACGCGCAGGCGCAGGACATTGAAGCACTCTTGCAAAAGCACGACGAAGAACTTTTGCAGAAAATCGACGAACAGGACCGCAACAGGGAGAACGACGAAAGGCGGTTGACCTATGACTAAATATACGACCATTGCCGGGGATATGTGGGACGGAATCGCCTATAAAACGCTGGGCGACGAAGCATACACGGACAAGATCGTAAAGGCAAACCCGGAATTCCGCCGCCTTTTCGTTTTCCCGGCGGGAATCGTGCTGAACATCCCTGACCCCGAACCGCGGGTTGCTGGCGGCTTGCCGCCGTGGAAGAGGGGGCAGGGATGAACGCACGAAGAGCGGAAATAAGGCTTTTTCTGGACGGCGCGGACGTTACCGCGGATATTAACCGGGATTTGCTTTCCATGACCTACACGGACAACGAAGAGGACAAGGCGGACGATTTGCAGTTATCCCTTGCAGATCGTGAATGGATTTGGCTGGGAAACTGGCTGAACAACGCAACGGCGGGGAAATCCGCGGAGGTTTCCGCCGTTATCATACAAAAGAATTGGGAATCTGCTGGGGACCGGGTGCTGGATTGCGGGACGTTCGAGGTTGACACCGTGGAGGGGTCCGGCCCCCCGGCAAAAGTCAACATCAAGGCCGGGTCAATCCCCTATAAGACCGCCGCCCGGACGCAGAAAAAAACAAAGGCGTGGGAGAAAATCAAGCTTTCGGGGATTGCAAATGAAATCGCCGGTAAAAACGGGCTTGCCTGTATGTTTGAATCATCGACAGACCCGTTTTACGACCGGAAAGAGCAAATGCAGGAATCCGACATAACCTTTTTACAGCGCCTTTGTAAAAGCGCGGGAATCTCCCTGAAAGTCACCGCAAAAATGATCGTCCTGTTTGACGCGGCGGACTATGAGCAAAAAGGCGCGGTCATGGTGATTCAAAAAGGCGCGGCGAATGTGTTGCGCTGGTCCTTTTCCACCAGCCTACACGACGCGGCCTTTAGTAGCTGTCACGTGTCCTATACGGACCCGAAAAAGAAAACGACGATTGAATACACCTATACGCCGCGGGGCGCTGATAAATCCGGGCAAGTGCTGGAGGTAAACGAAAAGGTTTCGACCCGCGAGGAAGCCCGCTTGCTGGCAATGAAGCGGCTACGGCAGAAAAACAAGGCGGAGTATAAAGCGTCGTTCAGCCTTTCCGG